TGAATATAATGATAATCAGATCTGCCTAAAACTAAAGCGTGTTTTTTCCAAATTATATTGCACGAATGATGTAATCCAGCTTTTTTAAAAGCAGTGAGAAATTGTATTGCATTTCTTTCACCATAAAAAATATAATAAGGAGAGCCTTCCTTCACACTACTAAAACTGTTTTTAATAAAAGACTCTATAAAATTAATAAATTGCTCGTCTGACATATCATCATTTTGAATATGTCTATGTTTAAATCTATATCCGTTTTTTGAATTTCCTGTGAACTTACCATAAGCAACATTATATGGTGGGTCAGTTAAAACCATATCAGCTTTTTGATTATCCATAAGTGTAGCAACATCAGCTTCATTTGTAGCATCACCACATAATAATCTGTGATTACCTAACTGCCATAACTCGCCTTTTTTAACTTTAGGCTCTACATCTTCAGGGACTGCATCTTCGTCAGTCAATCCGTCTTGCTCTACAAAGAGTAAT